AAAAAATTGGATTGTTTAATGGTGCATAGTTTGCTAATTCAGAATTTACCTGAGATGTAGTTGAGTAAGGAGATAAAGCACTAGATATAGCACTGTTCATTTGCGATGTAGTAGAATATAATCCCAGAGATGCTATAGTAGCATAAGGTGTCAACGCGCTAGATATAGCAGTATTCATCTGCGTAGTAGTTGAATATGATCCTAAAAATGTGCTGGCAATTCCAATGATTGGTACCGAAGAAGTTCCACCAACAGTTATTTGATTGAGGGTTCCAGCAATAGAAGTAACCCCAGTAATTGCAGTTGGCGACCATATTGGAGCTGAATTCGCTCCAGTAGAAGTCAATACTTGGCCGTTAGTTCCGCCAGAAAGAAAATTAATCGTACCTGTTCCATTACCAATCAATATTGCATTTGCGGTAAGAGATGTTTGTCCAGTACCGCCATTACTTGCTGACAAAGGAAAAGATGGTAGTTGTGCAGTTGTAGCTAATGTGCCGCTTGCAGGTAAGGTAATATTGGTATTTGAGGTAATGTTGAGATTGGTAGTGTATGCGCCGCTAGTGCTAAGGTTGCCACCAAGAGTGATCGTGTTGCCATTATTGTTTATTCCGGTGCCACCAAAATTTGAGGCAATCACATATCCGTTCCAAGTTCCTGAATTGATCGTGCCAACTGTAGTGATCGATGATTGACCGATGTAGGAGCTGTTGATATCAACATTTGGAGCAACACCAGTACCTACAGTAATTCTTCCTGGTGTACCATTTACCGTAGTGATGAATCCACTTCCTGCTGCTGTACTCCAAGCAAGACTAGCATTACTCCCATTTACAGTATTGATGACCAATAGATTGCCGGCATCACCAATGGTGCTTGGCATGGTATATGTAGCTGATGCGGTTAATCCAGTAGCAGAATTTAATTGAATATAATTGGCATTGTTGCTATTTAGCAGCAGGCTGGCGCAAGACAAATTGCTAGCATCATCTATAGTCACTCCACTATTTTGTAGACCACCAGTTGTGTTGGAAAATCTCGCAACAGCATCTAGTGTACTAGTATTAGTTGAAGAAATAGAAGTAGAGATAACTATTGCCCCAGCAGAATTTTGTGTAAACTTTATTCCGTTGCCAGCTACAATTTCATTCAATATCGGATTGTATATTGCCATACTTATACCTTACTTGTGCTGCTTGTGCTGCCGATGGAATTCACTAAGTAGATGGCATTCATACCAAATAAATATAGATTGGTACCACTATACAGTGTTGTAGTACCACTAGTAGGTGATGTACCACTAAGCCGTGTAATAGTGATGAAATTTGAATTTAACGGGCTATTTGCTGGTAAATCGGTGGTGAAGTATAGTTGTGCGTGACCAGCTACTGCTTGCACTAAACTACTGTAGCAAACAGTTCCACCAGTATAGTAGTTTGCTGTGGTGATCACAGTCATAGAGAATTGCAACCAGCTAGTGTTGTCGCTTGAGCTTCCAGTATCAACATCAAGCATAAATATTTTTGTTTGACTGTTGGCAGCTTTGAGTGGCATTTGATAGTTTATTGTCATAGTTCCGGCAGATTGGAAAGATTGACAATAAGGTATGTAGGTGCCAAAGCTGGTGATTGATGTTCCACTGCTGTACAAAGGATTAGCAATGTTAACTGTTTCGCTATCATAGATAGTGCCAGAAATCTTGTAGTTTGCAGCAGTTAATGTTCCTGTGCTTGTGAGAGACATTTCTGTTGTGCCGCTGTAGTTGAAATTCAATATGGTAGATAAATTTTGAACATTCCAACCAGTGTAACCAGTAATCGCTAAAGATGCAGAGCTAAGAACTAAGTCGCTTGCATCTCGAACTACAGGATAAATCCGGCGGTATGCTTCGGAAACTAACAATGTATCTAAATTATATGTCAAATTTTGTGTTGTTGAATCCGTATAAGTAATTATAGGTGCACCATTTGAAGACGTGCTAACATTGAAATCAATATTATTTGTTGTTGGAAAAATGCCGCCCGCAGCACTTTGGATTTCCAAACCAGTAAATGATGTATTATCATATGGACCATTTGAAGTTGCAAGTAGACATATATATTGAAACGATAAAGAAGATTGTATCGTGCTAATTGTGAATGTTCCGCTACCATTAGCATTCAATATTGAAGATGTTAGTTGAGTCAAATTTGCCGTATCATTTCCAGTGTCTGTAAACGCTGAAGGAGAATTTGAGCCATAAAACTGAAAATTTGAATCACCATAATGGTGATTTTGATAACTCCATGAAATCTGAGTTACCTGAAAGCTATTTGAAAATTGCAAATTTAATCGACTGGGATTTCCTCCCTCATTCCAGTAGCCAGAACTATACATACTTACTTGAGAAGAATCTGTATAATATAGATTGCCAACATTACTGTTCCATGCAATTATTTCATTATAAAATGGAGATGAATTATTAATAAACATAATATTCCCATCAGTTCCGTCATTGTATATTGTTGTGATGGGCGTGTTCAGTTGAGTGGAACTATTTGTTTTTGTGATACCTGTTGATAGGCTTAAATTTGTTAGTGTTGATGATATCGATGCTAGTAATGCATCAATTTGTGCATGAGTATTTGTGCCTATATTTGATAAATTAAGGTGGCTAGGAGTTTGCCATGTGGCTACTGTTGGAGAAGTTGCTACCAACGCCTGATTTGCAGCCGGAGTAGTAGAATTTATTCCAACCGTGGTGGTGGCACTCGCTAGTGAGATTGGCACGCCAGTTGGAGTTGACCATCCAAGAGTTCCAGTGCCATTGGTGAGCGATAATACTTGTCCTGATGTTCCCACAGTTGCTGGTAGTATATATGTGCTTGACGCAGATAATGTAGGTACGGTCAACTGTACACTATATCCACTATTGTTTAATGCTATTGTGCTTGACGATCTAACTACTGGATAAATTCTTCTATATGCTTCTTCCAATAGGAGTGTATTTAGATTGTAGGTAAGATTTGATGCGGCACTATCAGTATAAGTGAGAGCTGGATTGCCTGTGGTTGCATCGGTTGCCAAAGTGAAATCTGTATTGAGCACTAAGTTGGTATAGCCACCAGCAGTCTTCATCACCCAGAATCCACCACCATTTGTGGAATAACTACTTGAGGAATTAGTGAAGTCTTGCACAGTGATGACAATATATCTGAAAGAACTTGTGTTGGTTATCGCTACACTACCATTTTGTGTAGTTAATTGAACCGCACCAGCAAGTAAAGTTAGATTAGTTGTGTTATATGCAGTATCAGTATAACAACTCGCAAGATTAGCACCATAAACATTGAAGTTGATATTTGATGGATTTGATGGAGTGCCGTTTAATGCCCAATTGAAAGAATATACTTGGAACGCAGAGCCGTAGTCGATATTATACCTCAAGTATGATGTGGTGTTGCTGCCATTCCAGTCAGTGTGACCGCCATCATAGATTTTGTAGCCATTGATTCCAATATTGTCCGCTGGATACAAAGTAACTGCGGTAGGTGTCATGTTGCTTGGTGAGGTGTTGTTGCCATGTAGAATATTGCTATCAGTTCCGTCCGTATATGCTGTGACAATAGTGGTGTTTTGTGTAGTGCCGGTAGTATTCTTGAGAACTCCAGTAGATACCAGCAATGTTGCTATCTGCCCTTCTGCTACAGTAAGGTCGGCTGTATTTTGCCATTTACCTGCTGTGAAGCTGTATCGATAAATATTTTTGTCAGATAAGCTGCTGAAACTTGCGTCGGCCAAATTAGAGGTGTTGAATGTAATCCATGAAGGTACGCCAGAAGAATTAGTTGCTAGCACACTACTGTTAGCTGTCGCAAGTCCAGCAATTGTGTTTGCAGCTGACGAGTACAATAATTGATTTGCAGTTGTTGTACTTGGGTGAGTCACGCTTGACCAAACAGGAGTAGTGCTAGAGCCTGACAATAGCATTTGATTTGCAGTTGCAGTACCAGCAAGGATGCCAAGTGCTGATGCTGTAGAATAAACTATACCGCCATTTGAGGCAGTAAGAGCTGCATTAGCACCGCCATTGCTGAGAGATAACGGAAAAGATGGTATCTGTGATGTGGTGGCCAAGGTTCCACTCGTTGGCAGTGTCAGTGTGGTATTTGCAGTGCAAGTCAACGCTGTGGTGTATGCTCCAATAGTACTGAGATTTCCGCCAACAGTGATAGTGCTAGCACCATTATTTATTCCTGTACCACCGTATGTGCCAGCTACAATACCAGCGTGCCAGTACCCGGAACTAATTGTACCAAGCGTATTTATCGATGATTGTCCAACATAAGCAGGATCAATTCCTACAATTACATTGCCAGTAGTTGGTGAACAGGTAATGTACCCAGATGTACCAGCTACACTTACCACACCAGTTGCGGATGATTCAAAGGCTGCCCAATTAGTTCCGTCAACCGTACCTTCAAATACAGATGATTGGCCGTTAAATCTAATTGTTCCAGCTGCGCCAGCACGAGAAGCAGTGCTTCCTTGTGGTAACGTAACACCACCAGTACCAGGCAATACTAAATTATTTGCTAGCCCAATAGTTACAGCTCCTGTTGCACCAGATACTGTTGTTTGATTTGCAGTTGCAATATTGCTAGTTACTCCACCAGACGATACAGTAATAGTCTTAGTGCTGTCATTGAAGACTGCACCGCTAAGTGTGTATGGAGTCCATTTGTTTAATGAACTTGCAGAGGTGTACACCAACAGTTGATCGTTCGCTACTCCACTTGTGCTGCAATCTGTGAGCAAAGATAATTGCGTTACACCAGCGGAAGGGGTAGTGTTCACGAACTCATTGCTAGCACTATTCCATGAAATCACCTGGCCGTTAACTAATCCTGAAAATGCACTTTGGTTTGGAAATCCATAATCAATATTTAGTGTGAGCAAACCAGTTGCAGTAATTGCTCCACCTGATTTCATCCATGTAGCGTTGTCTACAAATAGTGTATTTGCTGAAGTGGTGGAAAATGACGATCCAGTTTGACAGGTGCAATCTATCATCTCGCTGTAGTATGGTTGATATGTGCTGGAAATTCCAGTCAATGTATTTGCAGAAAAACCACCACTAGCGTAGAATGTAGTGTGGTTCATTGCGCCCATACGAGCAACATTAAGTACATTAACGAAGTAGCATTCTGTTACTTCATATAGATTGAAGTTGCTGAAATTTGCGCTATATGCAAAGTTTATTCCATTACCTCTACAACCTACGCAATGGACATTGATGTTTGCTGTCCAAGATGTTGCAGTAGAAGTGTTGTTGATGAACCAACCAGTGGCAGATTGATCCATGCAGCGAACTTGATTGAATTGCATTTCACAGTCAGCAAGACTAGAACCCTGACTACCACCAGGTAATGCACAAACATTGATTACACCAGATATTTGCCAGCCGCCTTTTAGCCCTTCATGAATATATGCAGCTCCATGCTGAGTGTGAACTGTCGATGTAAGTATAGTTGTAGCCAAGTAATAGTTGTGAGTTTGACTGGTGTTGCGAAATAACTGTATGTTGATGTTTCGTGCAATGGTACTGGTTGCATAATACTGAGAATAACCGCCGGAATTACCATCTCCTAGCACAACTAAACCATCAGCAAGTAGTGTGATGTGACGTGAACCAGGTATGGTTACTTCTTCATCGTATTGACCACCGTTGATGTGTATAATGAATCTATTCATCAAGTTTACATCTGCATTGCTTGTTGGTGCGCCACCAATTGTGTTGATGGCTGCCATGATAGTTGTGTATGGTTTCAGTACGCTACCATCATTTACTGCCCCAGTATATTTGTTATCTACATATAGTGTAATGGTATTGCCAACACAATTGCCAAGATTAGCTAATGGCAAAAATCCACTGCTATCTAATGGTGCATATCCACCAGCAACATTCTTGTTGGTAGTGCTTTCACAGTTGGCAATATCTGTTGTAGCTAATGTGATTACATTGTTAGTTGTTGTTTTTGCGTTAATGGTTAACGGCACAGAAGTTGGTATTTCAGATGCTTGCAATACACCACCAACTAAATCAGCTTTAGTGGTTAATGTTGTATTGATTGTGGAAATATTGCTATCTATGGTAGAGATGTTTGTGTTTATTGTGCTGAGATTTCCAACAAGATTAGTCACCATTGATTCGGTAATGTTTGGTATATTCGCAACTGGCACAAGTACATTGCTATCTAATGGGCAATATCCTGAAGCAATATTTTTGTTAGCTAATTTTTCGCATGCAGCTAAATCAGTGCTTAGATTCACTATTTTCGATTCGGCAATATTTGGTATATTTGCAACCGGTACAAGTTCACTGTTGTCTAATGGACAATATCCTCCAGCTAAACCTTTGTTTGCAGACTTTTCGCAAGCTAGCAAATTAGATGTAAGATTGGTTATTTGAGATTCTGCAAGTGTGGGTATATTCGCAACTGGCACAAGTACATTGCTATCCAACGGACAGTAGCCTGAAGCAACATCTTTGTTAGCAGACTTTTCGCATGATGCAAGATTGGCAGTCAAATTGGTTATTTGAGATTCAGATAATTCAGGGATGTTTGCGATCGGAACAAGCACGTTGCTATCTAATGGACAGTATCCTGATGCTACATCTTTGTTAGCAGATTTCTCACAGGCTGCAAGATTGACAGTCAAATTTGTTATTTGAGATTCTGGCAATTCAGGTAAGTTTGCAACTGGCACTAATTCATTATCATCTAGCCCAACATATCCATTGGCTGAACCTTTGTTGGCAAATTTTTCGCACGATGCAAGACTAGAGCTTAGATTGGTTATTTGGGATTCATTTAGATTGGCTGCCGACCATGTGCCTGATGTGATCGTGCCAACTGTAGTGATTGATGGTTGGCCAATATATCCAGCATCAATATCAATGTTTGGTGCAACGCCTGCACTCACAGTAATTCTTCCTGTAGTTCCATTTACTGTGGTGATTATTCCTTCACCACCAGCAGTACTCCACGACAACTGAGCAGTATTTCCATCGACAGTATTGATCACAAGTAAATTGCCGGCATCACCTATAGTGACCGGCATAGTGTAATTAACTGATGCAGGTAATGCTGATGGAGATGCTAAAGAAACGTAATTGCTATTGTTGCTGTTCAACATTAACTCTGTACAAGATACATTGTTTGCACCAGTAATGTTGTTGCTAGCATCAATTGCAACGCCTGAATCCTTCAGAGCACCACTAGTATCAGCAAATGTAGCTACAGCATTTATAGATGTAGTTGTTGCTGATTGAGTTGTGGAAACTACAATTGCTCCAGCACCATTTTGTGTAAATCCTATGCCACTACCAGCAACTATTTGTCCCAGTAAACCGTTGAGTATTGCCATGCCAACATCCTTGTTGCTGTATCTAAATAAATATTATTCACAAAATCTGTAATTCATTGTTTATGTTTGCTGCATTAACTAAATTAAACACAGTTTGTCCATTGATGTTGGATAACACTACCAAATCAAATGTTTGTCCGGCGGTCTCTGAGTATAGATAATTAGCTGTGGCAACCCCATCAAGAAGTGTGGTCTGCCCGGTTCCGGTTGTGTCAAATAATCCACCAGACCCTATCGCTACACGTTGTCCTGCATTTTGGAATATATAGCAACCCCCTCCGTTTACATTAGAGAAATGAATTGTATCTCCAATATTGAGGTTAGCTGCGGGAGGTAAAGTAAACGCAAGAGCCTCACCAACCACAACTTCATTGGTAGCAAAATAACCATAATCAGTGTTCAATTGATATGGAAAAACTATCTCAGCGTTACTACCACCATTTATGATAACATAAACATTGTTGCCAGCTGTTGCGTCTGCAAGTGTAGAATATATACTAAATGTTACCGCAGGAGCTATCGCTACAATCTTGATGAAATAAAATGCAGTAGTTGGAAGTCCAGGTGCTGGCTCAAGTACAGTATTTTCGATTATGCTAAAAATTTCTGGGTCGGTATATGGCAATAAACCCGATTCTCCAAACGAAATTGGATAAATACCATTAACTACTACATTCGCAGCAGGAATAGCAGCAGTCAATGTATCGTTACTTGCATCAAATCCAGTAATACGGTAGGTAGACGCAGCCAATGATGCAACAGTGATATATGCAGCAACCGGGCTAGCAGTATTGCCTAGTGCATTCAATTCAACTGTCTTACTGTATATACTTACGCTAACCACATAAAATAATCCTTTGCCATTAGGTAATTTGGTGCTGTCAGATATATAGAAAAGGTCATTCGCAGAAAGTGAGGGCGCAACACTCCCAAAGTAATTTACATTTGATGTAATAGCATCAAGCGTATCTTCACTCGAAGTATAAGTGTGAATTCTAGGAGCAATCTCGTTAGCACTATATGTACTTAGATTCAAACCCTGAGCATTGAATGACATTTCTATACGTCCTTGTATTTAGTTAATTTATCTACTATTAGGTTACATCAGATTCATTACAGAATATCTTGAAGAAACCACGATTATCTACAACGGTAGCTCCAGCAAAGAATAATCCGTTAACGAACCAGGTAGTTTCTCTTGGAAGATAGCTAACCTCGGTACGCATGTCTTGTCCGATTGCCATACCAACAGCCATTTTGTGCCACGCAAAGCAAGTACGAATACTTTGGTTGGCTAACGGAGCGGCTGAAGTGGAGGTATTAACTAAAACAGTTGGCACAGACCCCACATTCACAGGTAAGCCGCCTTCGGTCATCGATGGCAATGTGCGAACATTCATCCCTAACAACTCTTTGTAGTTTAACGAACCATCAGATACAGCATCATTAGATGTGTAGAATCTGCTGATAATTTTTTCATCGTTTAACAAATTACGTAAATTGTTGCCAGACATTGCTACAAATCTTTCAGCAACAGGAACTGCATCTTGATCAAAGTACTGCACAATATTTCTCAACTTTGAATAAGTCATATTGCTATTTCCGGTCATGATCACATTGTTGGCAGCATCAACTGTTGCGTTTCCGGTTGCCACATCAGGAGTAGGAGACGTTGGATCAACATTGGTATTTGTAGTAGCAGCTGTCATTGCATCAATGATTATTTGATCGCTTCTACGGCCAATCGCCATAGCTACAACTAATGCTAATTCTCTTTTGGTATCGAAGTTTACAGTCAAATCTTCTATGGAATCTACCCCAGTGCCGGCCGCATATTTAAGCAATGTGGCGATATATCCAGTAAATGTAGCATCTTGAATGCTAATAGTGTTTTGGTATGCAACTTGGTTGGCAATTACTTGACCAACTTTTCTGAATTGACAAGTGTTGCCTATGATATCTGTGCGCAATCTTACTGTATCGCGCAACATGAATCCGCGAGATCTATATTCCACCTTAACCAGAGCATCGAACTCTGTTTGTTGGACATTTGTTAAACTTATACTCATGATGTTGGCCTCCATGCCAAAAAATAAATAAAACATTTCCCGCACTAGATTTTATCTAATGCAATTTTGTTTCACTATCTACCCTTCCATGGGTCATCGAATTCAGAGTGTCTTCAAGGGCTATATTTTTCTGGTGATAGAGTTTCCATTCCTGGGTCTACTTTTCATACTAGATACAGATAATCCTCTTGGGTCTGCTCGTCATGAGTATCCACACATAGTTTGATGCGTGATACTTCAGTATAGCAGATCTCAGGAATTCAACATGCTCACCGTATTATTTATTTGCATGTTCAGAGATCGGTTTCAGGCATCAGTAATGTGTAGTATTTTCTTTCAATATACTCAGCTTGTTTACCTTTGTTGAATTCAGTTGTTAGCCGAATGTATCCCATGACACGAGTATATACTTCGCATAGTTGACGTTCAGCATCAGGTAAACAAATACCAACAGCTTTTTTCATTCTTTGCCTGAACTCATCAGTTGAGCAAATTTTGCCGTTATCTGAGCTCTATATGCAGGATCATTTTGATATTTTGGATAATTTGCAAACATTTCAGCTTCAATTTCAGCTTTGGATATTGGACTAAATGCAGGACCTTTTTGTGTATCCGCAGGTATCTTAGCTAACGTATTCATGTGCAATTGACGAACCTCATCAAGCATCAATACAACTTCTGCTCTGACTGGCAGCTTTTCCAATGCTTTTGCTGATTCAGGAGTAAGGTTGTTCTTGATCCAGTTTTGCAATGTGTTGATTTTCTGTATGCCATCTGAGCCAAGCTTTGCGATCTCATCAGATGTGTTTGGTTGTTTGGATTTATCATACTCAACTAGAGTGTTGATTACTTTTCCAAATGTTTCTTGTTGGATTTTGTTTTCTTTGGCATAAAGAATAAAATTTTTGATGTGATGATTTTCTTTGTCGATATATTCTTGCTGCTCGCCGAAATCATATTCCTCAGGGGCTGGGCGAAGTGTTCCAAGTAGTTTCTGCGCGTCTTTGTATGCCTTGGCTTGTTTGGCCATCACATATCCATATTTTTCTTCCAAGTATTCAGGGCGGGCACCCATTCCTGGCACTCCTTCATCTACATACCACTGCGGCGCTACAACTTCTGGCACAATTGCAGTTGTTTCGGTTGGCACGTTACCTTCAGCTAGTCCGATATTAGCTAAGTTGTCTTCCATAAATTACTTCTCCTTTTTGTCCACTATAGGTTTACATATTTATCGTTTCATTATTATTCGTGTAGATACCTAGATATATAGACGCCTAGACATCTACATACCTAGATATCTATATTGCTAGGTATCTACTTTGCTATTGTAGTTCCGCTAATACGCTTCATATGTGCTAGTCCATTATCTTTCATGCCTCGAATTGCATCCTTGTAGCCATGCCAATACATAGCTAATCTCTCAGCTCCAACATCTGTAGGTAGGAACTTTGCTGGGATAACAAACTTATCCATGTAGATTTCCATCAATTTTTTGCCAGCAGGAGATACAATAAATACTTCCCAGCACAGCGACTGCAATTGTTCAGCTTCTTTGTGTGTATCTCTAGCCTTATCGCGATATAATTTGTACGCCTCAGGTTCTTCAGGCATGATCAGTGGGTTGAAATATTCGCCGCTATTGTGCATTAGCATTTCCTGTTTGTTGCTTGCAGCAATTACTATGATGCACTACCGCCTCCTTGCTGTTGTTGTGCTTGCTGTTGTTCCATCATCATCATTTCTTGCTCTTGACGTTTTTCTGATTGCTCACCAAAGAATTTAGCTAGTTCTTGTTCAGGTATTATCGGATCTGAATCAACACCCATTTTATTTGCGCTCCAATGAGCAAATCTTTCTGGCCTCAAATTCACTATTGCATTTTCAGCTCCCTGAACTCCTTGCATCAACTGAAACCACTGAATAAATGACTGAACATCTTGACTGCCCTGCGCAATAACCAATGGCGACTTGTAGCTCAACTTGATCACGCGATTGTCAACCATGATTTTTTCGATCAATCCACGAGTTTCCAAAATATATGCAACCCGTTTCAACACTTTACTGAGAAATTCATTTTGTAGACGTGTAAACGCACTGCCAATTTCCTCAGCTAAATTCTTTTGTCGGAACATTAACTCAGTAGCTGTACGACTTGGACTGTCTTGCACCTGCCCAATAGGGTTCGCAAACAACATTGTGTTAATCTGCTGGCGTAAATCTAATGCTAGCGTCTGTGTGAATTGCGGTGGAGATGTGTCAGGAAAAGGTTGCAATGGCCATTGTCCATTAGCATTTGGCGCAACCGGTATCACAGAGTTAGCTTCCAAACGCATAGTGAATGGGTTGAATACACCATCCGAGTATGCCATGATAGGTCGCGCAACATTGAAGTTAGCTGACGCAAACTCCAACCTCATAAGCTCGTTGAGCGTCATTATCGCTGGCAACGCATCAACTACCGGCCCCCTTCCATGGGTTTCATTATTTATCTTGCTCCAGCGGAACACTATCCATGGTGATGACTCTAGCCAATCGTCTACAATAAATTCGCTACTGTCGTTCTCAGAGAAAACTATATATCGGTATTTTTTCTTAGGGGGGTTATTTGGGAAATATATTGTGCCTTCAACTAAGGTCTTCACTACAGCATTATTGTCTTCTTCATACTGAGCCAACATAGTGGAAGTAAATTTTGCTGTTGGCCACAACTCGAATACGTCTTCCATACGTACTTCATCCCACCAACGAAAATTAGTCTCAAGTGTATTGGTGATGGTTTCTTCTATTGCAACTCTAGCCAACGGAACACTGTAGAATTCCAATGGATCGTCGTCATTTTTTCCAGGATTGCAAATCAAGCAACCTGTACCAATACCTAAGTCAAAGAATGACTCTGCCACACATACATCAAAATTACTTTTGCGGAGGTAATAGTAGATGGTCTCAGAATATTTCTGCAAAGCTTTATTTAGTTCTTCTTTTGCTTCTTGGGGAACCGTTTCACCAGACTCAAACAAAAACCAACGTGATTGTGTGGGACATAATCCAGCTTGCATCTTGGAAACAAAATTGCGTAAACCTGCTATACCTGTGGTATCGTAGACTTTTGCATTTTTGATGGCACCTTGATATTGCGAGGTCCAATAATACATATTGCGAGAAGGTACAGTATAGTGATAACAAGCCTCAAATAATGGAGCCCACATATCAGCTTTAGTGCGCGCTTTTTTGTATCTGCGTTTGAGTTGTTCTAGTTCTTGCAGCATTTACCATCCTTGGTATTTGTGTATTTCGATATCAATGTATTAGACTGTCAATGTGTTAGACTGTCAATGTATCAGCCGTCAAATTATCTCAGACTATATGTACATCAAGTACTTGGCCATCAATTACCTAATCTATCATCATTTTCATCACCAAAAATAGCCCCATGTCTAGCGCGATTACTTCTTGCTAATCTTCTATTTATTCGTTGTTGTTGATTTGCTTGTTCACCACGGATTCGAGATGATTCACCAGCTATTCTTGCTTGTTCATCACGGATTTGAGACGATTGTTCGTTGTACATGTTTTCTGCATTTTGGTGATAAGCTTTCATTTCCTTTTTGTTGGCGCGTTGCTGATCATATGAATTTCCAGCAAACATTCCTACAGCAGCACCTTTCGCAGCCCCCCAAGCAGCGCCAGCTGGTCCTCCTGTAAAAAAACCCACAACTCCACCAATTATTCCACCAGCTATTTTCCCTACCTTTTGCCCCATCTTATTCTCCTAATAGTTATCCCACAAAAATTCATCTTTCTTATTACGCAATGAAGCACCACCTTTAGCCTTTGTTGGTGACGACACTAACGGGGCTATCCGTTGTCTTCCACGCCCAAGACCACCATTATCTGACTGTTGTCCAGGTTGATCTTGTATTCCTGAAAATCTCTTGGCATCCAATAATCCAGTTTTTTCTCCTAGCATCTTCAT